TTCTAATACTTTAATTTCCATAGTTATAACCTCCATTAATAATGAAAAAATAAAAAAATCAAAAGGCTTAGTGGCCTATTGATAAAATTGTTCTAGCCTCATTGTCTGTCGAACCAGGCAATGTTATGGTTGTACTGGTTGTTGCTACATCTGTAAGAGTTCCATCTGTTGCTGCACTAACAAATGAAAAGCATACTGAATCAAACAAAGATGAAGCATCAATTGTGTCTCCATCATCTGCAGTTGCAGGTGTAACTATCTGAACCATTTTCCATCCATTAACATTCCATTGACTAACAGTACAATCGCTTAATAATATTGCTGCCATTTTGTTTTACCTCCTATCTCGCTCTATAAAAAACCAATCCACTAACTGCACCTGTTGTTGTATCAGTCAACGTAATAACGTTAGTTGCGATAGTTACTGCTTCTTCAGTTCCATCTGCATCTATTGTTAATGTTGCCCATTCAACAGCAAAAGCATTAGTAATGGTTACGGTGTCGTTTTGCGCTGCCTTAGTTGCACTATTCAAATAACCAAGCCTGAAGCCTGAGTTATTTGCTGCCCCTAAAGGAGCCACTTCTTCTACTGCTGCATTTACATTAGCCATTCAAACCACCTCAACCTGATATAGCAGTTACGCTAGAACAAAATGCGGTGTTTCTTATGATTAAAGCTTCGTAAATCTTCAACATAAACTTGTCACTGTCGTTAGTATGTGCTAACTCTTCAAAGGTTAGGTCTTGTAAAACTCTCATTTCAACAACACTTAAGTCTAAAAAGTAAATAGCCTTACTGCCAGATACGTTACTCATAAACATGCTCGGTATAATTGGAATATCTCCAACCATTGTGTGATATACAATTGTTGAAAAGCCCCAGAATACTTGACTAGTAGCTTGCATGTAACCTATTTTCTGCTGTAATAATCCTAGGATGTCTGTGTAAACTCCACTAGAACATACACCAAAGTTAGGTCTTCCACCATCATCAAACGCATATCTAACAGCTAAATCCATATCGCCTAAAGCTAATGCAGTTGTACCTTTTGCAACTGTGTTTGTTGTACTCATTAAAGTAATGATTCCATCGTACTCAGTTCCATTAGGGTTACCAGCAATACCTGATGTTGTAGCGTTACCGTTTATGATTAAGTTCTCTTCAAGTTCTCTAATTTCTCTTGATTTAACCAATACTTCCTGTTGCTTAGCATTAGGAGCACTTTGGTCTGAGAAAGGGCCTGTTGCACCGCTTCCAGGTTGCATTCCTGCTAAAACATAGCTAGGTTGTGCTGCCTTAGATGGGCCAGTTACTCTTCCTACAGCGTATAAAAACTTAATCTCAGTGCTGTTTCTGTCGTATGTTGTATTTGTTTCACTTAATGCTGCATCTTCTCCTCTAGTGTATGCACCACCTTTTGCTGTTATGTTGTTATAATCAGCAAACATTCCCTGATTTGTTACCCTTGGTATAATTTCTACCACTGGGGTATATTGTCTTGTTTGGTCTATGATCTTAGGATCAACGAAAATTGGCACCATAGCATAACCTGCCGTACCTGCTCCGCCTGATGTGGTAGAGTGGGCTTTTAGGCCTACTTGAAATGCGCCGTTTAGGTTGTTTCTCAGATCAACATTAAAAGTCGGTTTACCAGTTGCTAAACTTTTTAGGTTAGCTGATTGATAAACTGTCTTGTGTGGCAACATTCCAAAACTTTGCTGATAAGCACCAGCTGCATTGAAATTTCCGCCAACAGCTTTTGTTCCTGTTCCTTCTTCCATTTTGCATTCCTCCGTTTATATTGTATCTAAAGGATCTTGTTTATACAATCCTTCTTTTTTCTCCTTCTCTACACGAGATTTAAGAATAGGAGCCTCAAGTTTGGCTTTTAATTCAGCCATTGTTTTTTTGTTTTCTTCAGCTTGGGCTTTCAAAGATTTAATCTGAGCCATTGGCCCTTCAGGATCTTTTAATGCTTCTTCCTGTTTCTTTTTATCGTCTTCAAAAACTTTCTTAGCGTCTTCTAAGGCTTTTTTCTCTTTTTCCAACGCTGCTTTTTGTTCTTCAATATCTTTTTTTACTTCTTCTAAAGAGCTTTTTTCTTTATCTTCTTCAGCCTTATCAGCTTCTGCTGCTTTACTATCTTCTTCTTTTTTACCAGCATCTTTTTCTGGTTCTTTATTTTCTTCTTGTTTTTTACTTTCTTCTTCTGACATATTACTTCCCTCCATGGTTTTTAAAACAGCCTTCATTACTGGTGTAAATGTGGCATTCTTATTGACAGGGCATCCTGTCAGTGTTACATTAATTAAGTTTAAATCTTCAATGAAACGCATAGCTCTTCCTTGAACTTCTTTAGTGATGGCTTTAACAGTCGCAAATGCAATACTAAATGAATGTAAAAACTGATCTTTAATACTTCCCCAAATTTCCCCAAATCTAGATGAATTTTTATTTATCTCAGCTTTGACCCATACGCCCTTCGATCTTAATTCGCTTTCAACTATCTTTGCGACTGGGACGTGATTGCTTTTAGGTCTAGGTAATACTTGACCATTACCGTCTAAAAACTCTTCATGCTCAACATCCATAGTAATGATTTTGTTTTGAACTTGCCTAGCTAAAGATTCTTGAGCTTTGAGAGTTACAACTTCATTAAAATCATCTGGTTTAATTGAACTAATATAACCTTCAATGAAATACTTCTTTTCTCCTTTTAACTCTACTTCAGTAAAGTGAAATTCTTGTGTTTGATATGCATGCGTCATTTAACTACCTCCCTCTACATAAACTACTCTTGATCTGCAATTAACATGAAACGGATTAATATCCCACTCCTGACCATCCAATTCAAACTTAGCATCAGTAGGAATAGCTTTATCTGCGGATCCATACTTTTGATCTAAACCTTGACATATACTTGAAGTTCTCTTATCCAAATGAGCATCAACATACTTAACCAATTGTAAACCAGTTTGTCTAGCCGCATCTCGGTGTGCCATACCCTCAGCACGATTGGATTCAGTTCTTGCAATCATTTTAGCCCTAGTTTGTGCCATCTCTGATACGCCTTGAATCCGTTCTGCAATTGCGGCGACGCTTTCATTATTCATAACTCCTTGCGTGACTTCTTTTCGAATTTTTTCTTGCATCTCTTCGTTCATACCTTTTATATTCTCAGCAACATAATCATTAAGCAATTCAACACGATTATCCTTTCTTGTAAAATTCATGTTAAATTTTACTTCCATGTCTTGTAATCCTTTATCATAAAACTTCATTAATGATCTGGCAACAATATCTTTACCAACATCAATAGCAAATAATGAAGATAAACTTTTCACTATTGAACCAATTATATTCTTAAGTTCACTTGACATTGTCCAACTTACCCTCATCATATAACTTTAAAGCATCAACGACCTTAGTAGCATTACTCTTAATTTGATTAACTAATTCAGTCTCTAATTCTGTTGTTTCGAACTCATCAGCCGGATTGGCTTTTATCCCAACGTCATTTTTGTCTTTGTTATCTTTATCTTTCTGTCCTTCTTTATCTTTGAAATTCTCTCCTTTATCCTGGTTGCCAAATAGGGCTTCATCTTCTTTCTGTTTCTCCTCTTTACTTTTCTTTAATTTAGCAAGATCAATTCCTTCTTCTTCAGCAATCATTTCCGGAGTTTTAATTCCCAGTCTTAATTGTGCTTCATACAATGAATGCTTTTGAATATCTTCATCTAAGTCATAGTCCTCAAACTTAAACTTTAAATCATTCGTTCCAAACTCAGGGATAATTTCCATGTTAATTCTTTCTTCCATAAGTCTTAACAAAGGCCTAACTGCCTTTCGTGCGAAACGTTTAGCCACAGTTTGTGAGACAGCTTTATTACTATCTTGAGTGAAACCCATGTCTTCGGGACTAATACCGAAGCACATCCAAACAACCTTAGTAAACCATTCTTGTTGTTCAATGATTTGTAGTTCTTTAGCTGGTAATTGGAACGGCGTAAATTTAGCTTCAACATTTACAACAGGCATCTTAAAGCCAACCTTTCTGAAGAATCCAGTTACAGAATCTTTGAAACGATTACTATTTTCTAATCTTTCTTTAACTGATTTTACTTGTGCTGATTGTGCACCTATTAGTTGTAAAACTCCTTCTGGAATATTACTATTCATGTAAAAATCCAAATTATATTGTGAACCGTAAACTAATGTTAAAATAATATCTGCTAAAACCTGAACAGGACTTATACCATACATTGAATCCGTTCTTGGGTTTTTCATGAAATAAACAATCTCACGTTTACCAAAAGGAATAGGCATAGCTGCACTAGTCCAACTGTATTGGAAATATGCTGCTTGATTTCTGTAATGCAAATCATAATGCTGGACTTGTTGAGTTTCTGTCATGCCTGAAATATCAAAGTGTGAAGCAGGTAAAATAATATCTTCTCTATCACCCATGTAACCATAAATATCTGGATTTTTTAAGAAAGCACCACCATCTCTAGCAAACAATTGCACCATTTTCCCTGCACGATTAAACACCTTAACAAAACATCCTGCGTCTACCTCGCAAATATCTCTAATACACGCCTTAGTTAAATCCCCAAAACTTTCTTTATTACCGTTAGGATTATTAAGAAAATCACATATTTGGTCACGCTTAGCCATTAATTCTGGATTGTCTTCTATGCGAACTGAGCCGTCTTTAGGTACGATCTTCCACGGATTACCTGCGGCCTCTTCTTGAAGCAAATTAATAACGCCAAAGATATAAGGATATTTTCCAAATACTTTCAATAACGGTATGTTTTCCGGTCTAGGATAACCATAGGGGGGTTTGTATAAGAATTTTGGAATATACGCCTTAAATATGCCGCCAGCAATATTGTCACGTTCAATTACATCATTAGATTGTTGACTAGCTTTTACTTCAGGCTCAGCTTTGATCGTTGGTTTATCTTTTCTAAATAGTCCCATTTTATCAGTTACCGCATAGAAGAATAAGAATAAAACTTTAATAGTGATTTATATTTAAATAATTAATCTCTAAAACCTAGAAATTTCTTAAGTTTGCTAACCTTTTTCTTAGGTTTCTTAATCATTTTACCTTTTTTGAATATGTAGCTTTTACAAACTAAATTCTTAGGTTTAGGTTTCTTTTTCTTACTAGTATGTAATTTTATTGTTAATAATGGATGATCTTCTGGAAATTTATGTGCCATTTTAACCTCCTATAGGAATACTGAAAGCAATACTGCCGCGATGCTTACTACTCCGCCTCCGCCTGCAATGAGTTTCCATGTTTTTATACTGCCCCTTAGTTCCCACCAGCTTTTTAATAATCCTTGTTTGCCGTTACCCATTAGTTCTTTATATATTATGTCTAATTTAACAGCCATCGAATCAACCTGTGTATGAATGTCATTAATCTCTTTCTCTTTCGAACATATCACGCAAATCTCCTTCATTGTACCACCGGACTAAACCTAAAGTTTCTTATTGCATCGTCTTGATCCATAATTAGTACAACATAGTTAAGAGCTAGATGGGTTGTGTCAGTTACGGGGTTACTTCCATAGTCTGCAGGAAATAAGGTGTATGTTTCACCATTATCGCTTGAATAATAAACAGAGAAAACGCCTCCATTTCTAGTGACTTTTATTCTATACCAAGTATCAACAGACAAAAAGCTATTAACAGTATTCATTATTGCTGTTGGTGTTCCAGCACTGGTTTCAAATAAAGTTACATTTTCATTTTGGCCAAACTCTAAGAAATAACCATTCTGTCCAGCTGCATTATGAGCACCAATATCTTCTGCCATAAAACCTAACCAAAATGTGCTAGCATCTTTCTTATACCAATCAAATTCCCAAGTACCAAAACCTTGTTGTGATTCTATACTTATAATTCCATCATTAACACAGGTAATTTGTTTATGTCCATCAGAACTATCATCAACCTGCCAAGTGCCAGTGCTTACATTCCAACCTGTGTTTTCTAGAATGCCTGAAGTTATATTGCCAGTACTTACATTCCACTCTTCACCTTCAGAATAATATGCAAGTTTAGCTTTACCTTTCTCGTATTGAATTTGCGCTTCTGCCTGAGTAAATTCGGTGTTGTGGAGTTTAATAGTATCAATCCATCCACCCCAGATTCCATCGTTAGAGGCTGTACTCCCTATCCATAAATCTAAAGCAGAATCATTAGTTGCTGTACCTACGGGTGTCTGTATTTCATCTAAACCACTGCCAACAGTATACTCTGTACCGTTAATGAAAAATGTAGGGTTATTTGCTACCGAACTATCATCATAAGAAACAATAAGATGGACTGGTGTGTTTAAAGGCATTACTATATCTGTAGTTTTCCAATCACCATTAGTACCATCAAACCCTTTTCTAAAAAATAATTTTACAAATCCTGCTGTTTCTGATTGAACCAATAAAAACCATGCATTCTTATCAGCAATTCTTCCTAAACTAGTACCACCATCACTTGTAGCCAAAACCCAAGCTTCTAATGCACCACCACCACTGAAAACATTATCTATAAGTGGATCTTCTTGAATCTGAACTCCTGAATTATTATCTACTCCTGGAAACTGTAATGCTTTGCCAAAAACTCCATCAACCTGCGTTGAACCAGTACCAGAGATGACTCCATTATTCCCTCCCCCAGTAATATCTAAAATCACACCTTCTCTAACATTCATATCCCATGCCCCTGTTACAGAGGATTCGAAATATTCTTCCGATAAATGAGTTCTTTGAGGTGTATAATCATAATGTCCTTCTTTAACTGATTCTTCGTAAAGTAGCGCCATTTCTAAACTTGTTAAGTTTGTATCAAAAATAATTGCTTCACGCATTTCTCCATCAAAAAATGTAGCATTACCGCCATTGTTCCAATTACCACAACCAATTCTACCATTATCTAAACCGCCAAGATCATTATGCCAAACAGTTTTATCTGTTGACGTAGAAAATGTTTGAGCAGGTGCAGTCCCATTAACATATAATATAGGTTCTGTTCCATCTTGAACAATACCAACCATAGTCCAAACACCATTAACCAATTGTGTTGCATCTGTATCTACTGCCCATTGAGTTACTCCTGCTGAACCTGCAAGAGCTCTTAACAAACCAGCACCATCAATATCGAACTGAATCCTTGTGTCTGCATTAGTATCTCCAAAACTAATTATTTCTTGAGTTGTACTAGCATCATCAGTCTTTATCCACGCCACCCAAGTTCCAACAGTATCGGAAGCCAAATCACCAACAATTGTGTCAATATCAATATAGCCACTTGAGCCTTCAAAGTTTAAAACTCTTCCACCAGAAGAATTATGCCAACCTATAGTTCCACCAAAAACGCCATCATTACTATTTGCACTCTGATCTTTTATTGTTCCAGTCCTAAAATCCCAATGTCCAACAATGTTGGCTCTATAAGTTTCTTTGATTGTCATTATATATTCAGCTCCCTGAATAGTTTAAAGTGTTGCCATCTGGCCTGCGTTGGTGTTAAATCAAATCTCCACAAGAATGGAAATTTCATATCTCCAACATAAAAGTTAGACCCCCTTGTGTAAATTGCACCAAGAACTGGTTTTGCTCCAGTGGTATCTGTTGTTGTAAATTTATTAATAGTGTCACTCTTCGCTAATTCCCCATCAATGTAAATAGCTATATCTGTGTTTGCTCCGTTTTCTGAAAAATTAACAATACAAGAATGCCATTGGTCATCAACATAAGTACCATCAGTTTGTGCCCAGTTACCTACACCGCCTGCATCAGTAAACGCTCTTATTTTTCCCCCAACAAAAGCAACTCCAAAACCTTCATTTCCAGCTTCTCTACAATCCATCATATATACTGTATTTGTATCTGTTGACCTGAACAAACAACCTAAACAAAACGTATCTGTATTGGCGAGAATTAATGGATTATTAATATAAATATAATCTCCGCCATCAAAACTTACACCATTATTTGGTAGAAGAGTAGGATATGTTGAAGATGTTGAACCATCTCCCCACCTAATCGTATCGTCACCAATTACTCCAGTGTTAGGAGTTAATTCTGTTGTTCCATTATTGTAATGGGTCCTTAAAGCTAAAAAGAACTCCAATTGATCTATTTTAACTTCGCCGAATGTTTGTTGAGTATAAATATCATTAATTTCTTCTGCAGTAAGTGCTTTACTATAATAAACAATCTCTCCAATCTGACCATTAAACCAACCTGTACTAAAATCTCCAATCCAAACTTCAGCAGTATC